GTGATGTATTTGCGAAATCAGCAGTGTTTGCGTGATTTACATTGTTTGTGTCTGGGATAGTGATTACTTTCCAAGTACCATCACCAGAAAGATAAGTATTCGCGTTTGCAGTTCCAGTTGCAAGTCTGGCTGTATTAACTGTACCTGAAGTTAAATTAGAAGCATTTAAATTATTTAACCCAGAACCATTACCTACAAATGAGTTTGCGGTTAATGTTCCAGTATTAGGAACAAAATTATAATATGGACTGGATGTGTATATTACTTCTAAGTTACCTGAAGTATTCGATAAAAATGTTGGGTAAAATACATTAAGTGAAGTATTATTGTTTATAATACTGATAACGTTTGCACCGGCAGATGTACCAGAACTAGTACCAGTAGATATAACTTCGATAAGAATTATATCATCTTGTGATGCTGCATTAGTTAATGTTATAGAAGTTGGTGAGGTCTCTATAAATTCTGTAGGATACTGTTTTACACCATCAATGTATAAATTTATCTGATTTGATGATGGTACATATTGAGGGGTAACAAACACTGTATCCCCAACATTTGCTGTATAGATAACTGTTTTTATATCTACAGTTAATGGTGGGGGTAATAAATTACTTAAATTTGCCCATCTTCTATAACCAGTAAGGGGGTCAGTATCAAATAACAGAATATATTGATTGTTTCCTGTTATTGGACCACTTGGAACACCTAGATTTGGTTCAACAGAAGTTAAATCAATAAACTGGTAACGGTCTGATGTTACTAAGTAAGCATTACTTGTGGGTACTCTCCCACTTAAAAGTTTTATACTGTTAGGCATTGGCTGTTTCTAGGTATGAAACTACTAACTGCGCGGTGTTTGATGCATTTCCAAATACCACAAGTCTATCGTTTTCTTGTAAAATTAATTTACCAGTTAATAATGTACCAGCATCTTTGGTTGGTATAGGGGCGTTTTTAACTAGATATGTGGTTGAATATGTCTCGAAAGAAATATACCTCGATATATATGCAGAAACAAAAAATGTATTAGACGCATGTATATTGGATACTTGACTCAATAAAACAACAGTGGTAACACCTGGTGGACAAGTGTAAACTATAGTTTCAGTAGTAGTAATATCATGTGTTAATGTTTTAAATGTATTTAATGGTAAATCTGCATTTACGGCCATGTGTTTTTCCTTATTGTATTGCCAAAATATATGGCGTCATCTGTGCAAATAAACTTTTTTCAAAAGTTCTTCCTACTATAGCAGATGTTGCTTGTTTGATAGTTAAATCAGATACGATGAAATCACCATTTTGGTCTGTTGCTGTTGCATAAACCACCCCTTCATCAATTACCAATGTTTGTTTAGTTCCGTCTTGTACACCACCGTATTTTGGTAATACTTGTTGCATGTCTATTCCTGCACCAACATATTCATATGTTTGTCCAGAAGCTCGTAATTGACTTTGTTGATAGAAATAAACATTAGTATTAGCTAAGAATACTTTTGTATTTCTGAAAGCAAAGGTTACAGTTGTTACATCTCCCACAGTATTTGCAGATTCCACAATATAATATGCATTAGCATCTGGGTCATTTTGCACCTTCATAACCATTCCGGTGTATGGTTTAGGAGCTCTTACACTTAATTCTGGGTTTGTTCTTATATTATAAATTGATAATGTTTTTGATGCAATTTCAGTATCTAATCTTAATTTAGCAGTCATTGCTAAACCACCTTTGCCTATTGATACTAAACCATAGTTACCGAAGTTGACGTTACAGTTACCTAATGATGCAGTACCACCACTTTCTGCTATAAATGCTCTATCACAGAATAACCCATAAATACCAACCAACTGTGCATACCCATCGTTCAGGATATGCATACCATCTCCACCAGAGTTAAATTGTGTGAATTGTGCAGATACTATACTTTTATTACCCATAGCCAAACTACCGTCAACTTTGATACCAGTACCACCTGGTGAAATTGACGAACAGTTGTAAATATATGGACTACCCACAATAAATGTAGTATATCTTTGATTTAATGGTGCTGGTGTATCTCTTAGAGGAATTCTAATAAAATATTCGCAATTATTGTCTGGTTTTACTGCCCAATTTCTATCTATTGTTATAGTTTTTGTGTTTGCAGAATATGAAACCACATTAGCGCGGTTCATAAACTTATTTGATTCTACCCAAGCAATTGCTTCTGCCTTTAGATATTCTTTGTTGTTCTGTAAAAGGTTGTAAGAATTAATTACTGTTTTATCGGTATTTGCAGTTAAACTATTCGGTACAATTGTACTGGTTATGTTAGCAGTACCGTTAGCTAAAATATTAGTAATAACATTGAAGTCAGAATTAATCAATGTAACTTCTGCTGGAGAACCTGAATCAAATGAATAGTTTATTTTATTTGCTTGTACCCAAGCAACTGTTTCTGCTTTTAGGTAGTTTTTGTTAAGTTGTAGTAAGTTGTATGCATTAGTTACAGTGGCCGCAGTGTTGGCAACTAAACTATTAGGTACGATAGTATCAGTAACATTAGGTCCATCTACAATAAAGATAGTGTTTAGATAATCGAAATCTGTACCAATAACTGAAACTTCAGAAGATGATGCAGCTGGACCAAACTGTTGAGTATATACGGTTTGGTATCGTGTACCTGATGTATCATTAAGTATAATTTTTTGAGATAAACTTTTAAGGAAATTGATTGCATCGTAAGTTATACCTAACTCATTTTCAATATCACCAGTATAATTATTTTTGTTCCAATATCTTATGCCAGAAAAAGTTGATTGACTTGTACTATCGAATAATAAATCTTGTGCAATAGCGTCAACAATTAAACCAGTATCTCTAGCACAAACTTCTTCATCATAAACGAATGATGGGAATGTATTACCGACATACGCATTTAATTCAGCAGCAATGAAAGTTCTATTGGCATTTAATATAAATGCCGCATTGGCCACATTAGGGTTACTGTTAGCAGTTAAATTGATTGGTCTTTTTGGACCAGCAACACTAGGACCATTATCAATAATGTTAATGATTATATCAATATTGTCTTGCACAGTCGAAACTTGTGATGCAGTACCAAAACCTAAACTAGTGTTTTGTGTATAAGTGTTCTGGTATGTTGTTACTGTCTGACCTAGAATAATTTGACCAGTAATTACTTTCAGGTGTTCGAGTGCATCTATAGTTTCTACTATTTCACCTGGTATTGCTGTTGAAGTTGAGTCATAATTATAATAATAAGCACCAGATTGGAATGCTTGGCGGTTGCCACCGTATTTTAAATCGAAACTAATACTATCAACTATGTAACCAGCATCACGAGCACATATATCCTTATCGTATATTAGAACTCCATAATATTGTTGTTGAAGGTTTTGGTATCGAGTTCCTGTGCCATCATTTACAATTATTTTGGAACATAAATTTTTAACATAATTTATTGCGCCAATAGTTACATCTAATTGACTTTCTATTTCACCTGTATAATTATTTTGACTCCAGTATTGTAGACCAGCAAAGGTTGATTGACTGTTTGTATCAAATAACAAATCTTGAGTAATGGCATCAATAATTAAACCAGTATCTCTTTGACATAAATTATTATCATAAACGAATCCAGGGAATTCATAATTGATAAATGCCACTATTTCGGCAGACATAAATGTTCTATTGGCATTTAATATAAATGCCGCATTAGCCACATTAGTGTTAGTATTGGCGGTTAAATTTATAGGTATTTTTGGACCCGCAACACTAGGACCATTATCAATAATGTTAATAATACTGTCGATACTATCTTCTATATTTGAAACTTGCGATGCAGTACCAAACCCTAGACTGGTATTTTGTGTATAAGTATTCTGGTATGTTGTTACAGTTTCACCTAAAATAATTTGACCAGCAATAAATTTTAAATGTTCGTAAGCTGTACCTGTTTGATATAATTCACCTGGAATTACTGTGGTATTTGCATCATACCCATAATAATAAGCACCAGATTGGATTGATTGACGATTACCACCATACAATAGATCAAAACTAACACTATCTACCATATAACCAACATCACGAGCACATAGGTCTTTATTGTAGATTAGACTAGCACCATTACCACTAGTAATGGTTATCTCCATACCTATATAATAGTTATCGACTGTTTCTGATGTTGAAGGTAGGGTTATTGTATTATTGGTTGTTCCGTTCGCTGTCCCACTTTCGATTTCATCTGGGAATGCAATAGCAGAACTCGCACGATCTAAAAATTTAAAACCAGTTACATAACTATTATTATTTACCCAAAATACGTCCTTTGTAGGGTCTTCTGGTTGTATAATACAGTTTCTTTCCCCCGCACCTTGTATCTGTACATTCTGTGCAATTAGAATAGGTGTTTTTTCTATATAAACACCAGAAGCAACAACTACAGAATCACCGGGTTCTGCAATTTTAGCAGCATGATTTACTGTCTTAAATGATCTACTTGCAGTTAACCCATCATCATTATCTGAACCAAATGTAGAAACATAATAAGTATTACCTATTGGTGATGCTGCTATATTAACGACTTTACCGTTAACCAATTGGACAAACATCTTACCATCATATAAGTTAAGTGCTGGTTCACCAGGCAACAATGAAGTAGGTCTAGCGTTTGGAACACTACTTCTTTTAAACTGAATTTCTGAAATATGTGTATTTGATGTTGTCATATTATTACTTCTTATAACTCATATATTTATTGATATATGCCACCATCCACATCTGCATTAAACATATCTGTATTTGCAAAAATGATATTTGCGGCATATATGTTATTAGTATAGATGTTATTGGTGTTATTATTACCACATGGATTGCAACCAGTATTACAGTCTTGTGTGGTATCATATGAATAATAGTAATCGCTATAAACTGGTCCTTTAGAAGTAGATGGAGATACAAATACAGTACCTTCCATCACTCTATCTGCATCACCTGTGGATGCATTAGAAATGATTACATCATAAACCAGTTTACCTGGCCCGATGTTTGCAGTAATAGATGAATTTGCAGATAATGTTATGATACCATTACTTGCATCAGAAATAGAGGCATTGAATACTAAAGCAACCCTGTTAGTATAGTATGACCTTTTTGCATAAGATAACACAGAATAACCCGAAAGATTTACTGCATTACCATTATCATCTTTTAGTGTTATTGTTTTATTAAACTTGGTTGCTTGTGCTAAGAAAATGTCCGAATATGCAACAGGCATGTTTGTACCCTATAAATGAAAAAACCTTCTCGTTTATTTATGCGAGAAGGTTTTAGAGTATTATAAAAACAATAATATCATTCTATCAATTTAATATCTTTGGTTTTTTTATCAATAACTGCATTTAATAATAATTGTTGACCAACTTCATTAGATTTTACCATTTCATTTCTAAATGATTCTACTGCGGCGCCTGTACTTCTTTGTTGTTGGGAATTTTCAATTAATAATACCGGCATCCATACCATAGCACATCCATATTCATCTATAGATTCTCCCGTATTCGGGTTCATTCCAGCTAGTTTTACATGCCAAGCACATCTATGTATTTCGTTATTTTTAATTTCATGACATTTACTTCCTAATGGACAAGTAATAACTTCTTTCAATTCATTCAAGACACTTCTCCTAATATTCTATTAATTCGCAATTTTCATATACAGATTCGTCGGGTAATGGAGCACCAGGCAACCTATTAACAAGAGTCAAATCTACTGCTCTAGGGTGTATTTTTCTTGGTTCTTCATTCAATTGACCTGTGTAACTATTTATATTTAGACCAGCCCAACTAAAGTCTACATCTCTCAAGTACCATTCTTGTTTATCTTCATCCCATGCAGATTCTTTGCATGTTGGTATCTCAAAATGAGGTGGTATTAGAGTTGTGTTTGGTGGTAAATTTATGTATTCTAAATCTGTATTTCGAGGAAATTGATATATTCCACCAAAAGATTTGTTATCTCTGTAGAAATATGATGTTACTAATTCTTCGGCCATTATAATTATCTCCTAATTTTTACTGCAAAGTATACTATCTATATATTTTGGTTGCCAATTTACACTCGGGCCTGTTCCTGTTGTTAGTGTATGTGTATGGTTAGTTGAAGCGCCTGATGTACCTGTTATACCAGACCCAGCTACTGCCCCCTGACCTGGATTTGGATTCTTGGCTCCCGCACCAAAAGCATCACTCGTCCATGCTGAACCAGATGGAGAATTGTCCACGATACCAGTAACACCAGTCCCACCTACAGTGCCCGGACCTCCTTGATTATTTGTTAGTGCATTTGTTATTTGACGATATGAGTGTGTATGATTACCTGCTGTTAATGTATGGGAGTGTGTTACTGATGCAAAATCATTTGTGCCTAATGTATGGGTATGGTCTGGTAATGTAGACACTGATGTTGTTGAAGATGTTCCTCCTGTGCCACTACCAGATGTTGTATTAATTCTTAATATTCTATCATTAGCTATATCTGTTACTATTTTTGTCCACCCAGAAGGAGCGGCCGCCATCAAAAAGAACATTTGTGTTCCTGATGGTATAGGATTTGTATTAGTAAATGTACCATCAGAAAATTGTATTCCTGCATTTGTCAAAGTTACCGGCATTTTTTAGTTTCCTATTAAGAAGTTTTTTGACAAAAAATAAAATCTACATATTTCGGAACCCAATTAGCTGCTGATGGGTTTGCAACAGTTGTTCCACTGTGTGTATGTGATGAATCTAATGCTACTGTGTAACTATGATAACCCAAATAAGTATTCCAATACATATTACCTGCGGAATATGATGCCATCTGTGAACCTGTTTGATACATAATACCTGCCGCGGCCGAAACAGTTCTTAAATTGGTATGATTGTGACCTGTAACTGATACGGTATGTGTATGGTCTGATGATATACCACCAGTTGTTGCCGAGTGTGTATGTGATGGAACATGTGAACCGGTTATTCCTGTTGATACATTATGTGTACCACCAGTTGTACCACCGGATGTTGTCAAAACACGGATCATGGAATTGTCATCTCGATTGATTCTCGTCCAGTTTGTCGGTGCTGCTGCCTGACAAAAAATAGTATTTGCACCTATAGGGAATGGTTTTGTTGTGGTGGTTGTACTATCAGAATATTGTATACCACTAGAAGTTAGTATTACTGGCATATTAAACTCTTAATTTTTGTAACATATTAAAACATCAACATATCTCGGAATCCAAGTTCCTGATGAAGATGCCGATCCTGTTGTTGCTGTATGATAATGTGAAACACTTTGATTACCGAATGTGGCAGAAGGTGCTGCCGCGGTTGTTGGTTGTAGGGTTGTTGCTGTATAATAAGGATTAGGTGCAGCAACAACAGATATATCATAATCATAAAAAGAACCTGCATAATAATGGTAGTGACCATTATCTGCGATATAATGATTATGTTGAGTAGATGGAGCTGATGTGGTGTAAGTATGTGTATGAGAAGGAACTGTATTTGCACCAAAAGATAATGCACCAGAACCCGCAGACGAACCACCTGTTGCATAACTTAATCGCAACATAGAATCGTTAAATGTATCTATTCCTGTTAACCTTGTCCATCCAGAGGGTGCTGATGTATTAGCAAACACCGTCCTTGTATTAGATGGAATTTCATCAGTGGTCATAGAGGTAGTATCTGAAAAGACAATACCCAAATTGTTCAATGTAACAGGCATCGTTTTAACCCTTTAACTTAGATTCCAAATCATTCACTTTATCTGTTAATTCTTTTATTGATTCTATTAACAAAGGAACTAATCGTTCATATCTAACTGTTAAATATTTTTCATCGATTGGTGCAGGAACGACAATTTCTGGTAATACTCTTTGTACTTCTTGTGCTGATACACCAACTTCTCGTTGAACCGAATACCCTAAGTCTTGTGCTATTTCGTTTGCTTCATAATAGAAACCAGATAAAGAATTAACTTTATCTAAAGCATTTTCTATACCACCTAGTCTATTTTTCAGTCTCTCGTCTGAATAGTGAGCAGTAATTTGATTGGTTGCTCTTATTTCACCAGTTGTTCCAGATGCCGCAGTGCCTACCCCAATTGATTTAAATTGCACATCAGAAGTAGTTCCTAACCTAGCCGCACTTAATGTACCTGATGATATATTACCTGCATTTGTAGTATCTGTAGTCGCAGATGTTGCTAAACCAGATACTTGTGTAGAAGTTATTGCAATTTTAGTATTGGTTACACCAGAAACTCTACCATACCCATCAGTGGTAATTACTGGAACATGTGATGCATTTGCATAGGTTCCAGCAGTTCCGGTATTGGCCAATGATTTAACAGTACCAGAAGAACCACCACCAACTAAAATCTGTCCTACTGTTGTAGAATTTAACGTTAAAGTATTGGCAGTTATTGTATTAGCTTGTAGACCACCATATATGATTGCGTTTGTCTGTACCTGTAAACCTAATGTTGATGAATTTAGGTATAATGTTCCAGTAGGTTTGATGTAATTATTAGAGGCAAGGTCATTGTTTTCTTTGGCCAATGCGTTAATTTTGACCATCATATCGCCAAATGTATTGGCGTACCCTAGAAGAGAAACTGTATTAGCCATTTTAACCTTTTAAAAAATATTGTTTTATTTATTTATTTAATAACGAAAGAATTTGACCCATCATTTCTTTGAGTTCCACAACTTCTGATTTTAATAAATCCATATCTTTAACCATTTGTTGTTTCTTTCTATATTCGAGTAATGCTGCATAGTTGGTATTTAATACAGCATTACTCTCCAAATCTCTCACTAAATCAGGATGGTCTTGAACTTTGGCTATTTTCATTGTTTTACCGTTGCTATTGCTCTGAAGTTCTTTATCTTGGGAACCAATGCAGGGTTATCTGAATAGAATACAACCTTAATAGCAAAAGTTCTAAAGTCACTGTATACAACATTGGTTGTTAAATCTGCATAAGTGATATCATTCATTTGATAAGTATCACTTGTCCAAGATGAAGTTGTAGTATATTGTACACTATCACCTGGAGCAAATACTGCGTTCATTTTTACATATGGTTGATTATCAAAGTTATTCTGGTCTACGGAATTAAGAACTTTATAGAAAACTTCGATAGAAGTGCCTAAAGGTCTCTGAACATCTACATAAACCGTCAAACCAGTAGCATCAAAATTCTTATTCAATGTTACGCGACGAGTAATGTACTTTGCAACAGCATTACCTTTAAGTAACCCACCTAAAGATTCAGATGCCGTATTTGCAGTCGATGAAGATGAAATAATATTTTTAACTAGAATTGCATTCAACCTTTCTAAATCAACAACAGGTGATGTAAACCTATTAATATTACTCAATGTTGGAGTTATTATAATATCACTTGCTGTATTTTGTATTTGTCTTGTTGCAAAATTAATATTATCATTAGGAATAATAGTAATTTGATTTGTAGCGGATGAAGTTGCGTCTTTTGTTGTTATCTGATAATCTATAGTATCAGAACCAGCAAAAGATAAATCATTCGTTGATACTTGAGCTACATCGAAATAGGTTGCTGAACTGCTTGTATTTGATGTTGCTTGGAATGATGCTGTACCACCAGCAAAATCACATCTACGCAATACAAAACATAATGTTTCACCTTCTGAAGATGGAACCCATGTAGTTGAATTTTGTGACTTAAAGAACGAACCAGCATAAGTTGGACCAGTTATAGTTTGTTTCCCATCTGTTACAGGGAATTCTATTTGTCCTTTTTTCGAATGGTAAACTTGATACCCATTACTATTAGACATAATCATTAATGAGTATTCACCAGGTGCCAGATATATTGGGTGGTCAAAAGTAAATGTAGTAGATGGTCCTATTGAATTTTTTCTGTTGGCTGCATCTGGAACATTAATCTCACTTGGGTTTTTGTAAACAATAGAACCAGGAATATCATTCTCTGAATCAGGGAACCCGTTTACGGTTGGTCTAATGCGAACATTTACTTCGGCATAATCATCTTTTGATACAAAGAATAAATCAACGGATGATACGAATAACCCATTAGGATATTCATCAGGTATAACATAGAAATTTTGAGATACTGGGTCTTTACCCATCAAACATGTTTTCTTTGCAATCTTTGTATTTCTTGCGTTATTTAATATTCTTCTTGTTTGATTAGCATCAACTAATGGAATATTTTGACTAGTTCTTTTCGCAGTGTTTATGATTATAGTCACTACACGACCGATAGCACCAGACGCACTTAATTCATTTGATTGTGTATCAATCTGAATTGACCTTAAACAATACCCAGCAACCATAGCAACAGTTGGGTTTGATCCAAATGATGTTTTTACTTGATTATAAATTGTGTCAAACCCACCAGCATTCCAGAATTTATTAACTCTAAATGGTGTTATTGCTGTATTTGGAGATTGTGCTCTGGCTATTAAATAATTATATACCGAGGTTTTAACTTCATCATATGATAATGTTGGTGCATTTGGTTTTAATGCATCAGTTGACCAATATTCATTCGAAGAACCACCGTCAATTTCAGGAACATAAGGAGGTGTTTTTGATGTACTTAAAGGTGGTCTTGTAGAAACTACTGTGGATTGTAGTGTCTGTAAAGTACCTTGTGCAAAGAATGAACCTGATGCATATGCACCATTGATTGCACTAATATGAGGTTGGTCACTAAACTCTACAAAAATAGTTCCGGTTGTGATTTTAGCGATATCATCATTAGGAATATATATGGTTCCTGATGCTTTACCATTTACATCTGTTTTAAGTTGAGCGCCTACCTGCCCTGTTGTATTCTTAACAGTAAGTACGGCTGGTGTTCCTGATGTTGATGATTGTAATGATAAAGTAGGAACTGTTTGGTATCCTGCTCCTGCCTGCTTAACATCAACATTAACAACTTTACCACCAACTATATTTGCTGTAACGTTTGCTGAAATAGTATTGTTACCACTAACGGAAACAGAAATATTATTAGCATCGGTATAAAGAGTACCAGCATTGGTTATTTCGACATACCATACACCATCAGTAGAAGGTGCATCAGGTGCTATGTATGGGCTAACCAACACACCATTCATAAAGGCATATAGTTCTGTATAAGGAGGCATACCTCTCAAATCAAAACGAACAGGTACACTTCTGCAATATGGAATAATTGCATTGGATAGTATTTGAGTAGTTGATGAAACCTGAATGTTTCCACCAGTTAATGCCCCAGATAGACCCTTTTGTGTAATGGTATCTTGTATAGCTTTAGTATCTCTGGAAATTTGATCTTGATTATTGGGGTCTACTACACTTTGACCTGTCCAGTTAATGTTCCAATCATTCCATTGAGTACCATTACCTGAACCATTAACTGCTGCTTGCCATGCAGCTTGGTCTTCATTAACGATATTAATTACTGGTTTGTTAACTGTATCATACCATACATCACTAGAAGGTGATAATTTAAATTCACCAATAAAATTAATAACATTGAATGGGTTAACATTAATGAAATCAGACGCTATAGTTTGAGTAATGAAAGGTGTTTCATCATATGTAAACATAACTAGGTTGTCTTTTAAAACTAATTTATTATTAGTTTTTGTAGAAGTATTAAATACACCTTGAGCTGGGTTAATATATAATGAAGGAGTGGTAGATGAAAACAGAGGTCTGCAATACTTACTAGTAAAATCAATAGACGCTTTGTAATCTGGGTTATTTACATCACCTACACCGTGTCCTTTAAACCCATCAACCAAGAAACCATTTTTAAATAATCGTTGACCATCTGATGCATCAGTAACATCACCACCAGATACTTCATTTTCAGCTAAAGAAAGAGTTGTGTAATATTCTAGATTAGTTACTCTTCTGTCCAGAATACCAATATCTCTCATTGTATATCTTCTCAGATTTGTAGGTACAACGGTAATGTCATCCCCACTGAAAGTATATGGTGCGTAATTTAAGGTAAATAGAGTTAATGCACCTGGAAGGTCAACTGGTTCAACCGGATTTAAGTATGAACTTATTCCTCTGATTGTTTTGAACTGACCATTAGGGAACATGGTAATTTTATCAATACGACTCAGGTAGTATGCATAATCTACAAACGCATTATTGAAAGGTGCTGGTAATTGGAAACTATCAAATGTAGTTGCACCATCAGTTCTTCTTGGTCTGAAATCTATAACATCTCTTAGACTATATGTTGTACCATATTGTTGAGATGTAAATGATGGAATTTCATTATAATTTATACTGTTGTAAGAATTTACATCAAAGTAACCAGACCCACCAGAATGTGTGAAGTAATCGAATACTGCAACTACATTACTTTTTGCAACACCACTGATGTTAGTGATATAACCGTGGTCATAATGGGTGTCACGTTGACCACTATCAGTTGTAAAGTTAGTTCCTGCACCATTAGTTACAACTGACCAAGCCGATGTATTAGTAACTGGGTTCTGGTTTGTTGAACTGGTTGTGGCATAATATACCGTGTTCAAGTATGATACAGATTGGTTTGTGGTATAAGAAGTACCACTGTTCCAAGCGCCTTGATATGGTTTAGAAGCGCCTATTTCATAAACACCGTGGAACTTATAAATGTCTGATACTCCCAAATCTATAGGAGTGTTTGCATCGGCATTTACTAAAACCGCTACATTTGTATTTGCTGTTTTAACTTTTATTGGGTCATTAGTTACACTAATTGTTGAAAATACTGTAGCTGTGCCTCCATAACTGGCATAATTTAAGGTTACGCTATGTGATCCAGTGGTTATACTTACATTCGACCAGCCCATATCAATAAATTGACCACTGGAAAGTACTATAGTGTAATATCTTTGACGTAATGATGCACTACCCGCATCCAAGAAATCTTCATTCGATGCACATGATAATGTTGCAACACCAGCACTAAATGTAGCTGAGTGTCGTCTTGTTGTTACATAGTCAACATTTGTTACTTCTTTGATATTAATTTGGTCTAATGCAAACACTAAAGAATTATATGACCCATCATATAAAACTGTACTGTTTAGTGCATTATTAACATTCGCTACGAAACTAGTTGTATTAGATTTTACACTTGATACATTCGCAATAGAAAATGATGAATTTGTTATAGATATATCATATAAAAATATTTTAGATGCAGTATTAGAAGAAAGAGTAGTATCTCCTTCAAATGCAAAATTTCTAACTCTGGATTTACCAATTATGGCATCAGATGAATCTCGCAAATCTATAATTTCACCAGTGGAAAAGGTTGGTATTGTTCCACTAATATCTTTAATTTTTAAGTAACTACCGTAATAACTATTAACGTTGATATTTGTTTCTGATGTGTAATCTCTTGCCTTCTCTAAAACATATTTTGTTGGTGCGGTATGTTCAACTGGATACCCACTGATATATGCTTTACCTGCACTGATATGAGATACAATATTTGCGTTATTAGCTGAAGAATTACCAATACTTAAACTAAACGGGTTTACTATAAAATCACCAGATTGGTCATAAACAGATTGTGCAATAGACTTACTAATTTCTGGGAAAATAGGAGTTTTATTGACACTCTCTACTATTCCTTTATTGATTCTTGCTAATTCAATAAACTTATTTGTTGTCAGATTACCAACAGTTTGTTGGTCAACATATGGTTTTGTTGTTAAATTGAATTGAAGGCAATATCTATCTGCACCAGGTGCCTGATAATTAGAAGCACCTATTGCTGGGTCTAATAAAGAATCATCATTCAAATAAGTGACTGTTGATTCTAATAATTCAAAACCAACAACTACTGATGGGTAAACACTCAGAGCGTCTGGGATTATAGAACTATTATAGTTGGATACAAAGAAACCATTTGTGAACCAAACACCTTGATCGATATTAAATTGTGTTGCATTTACTGATATTTTATTAGTTACATTAGCAGATGCACTAGTAATTGATTGGGGAAGTGGTTTATCTAATGTTAAGGAATTGCCATCAGAACTGAGACTTACAATAGTTGATCTGAAATTAATAGTAGAGATATAAAGTTCATCTCCTACACTCAAATTAACTGTTTGCATAGTTAGGGAATCATCATACTGTTCCCCAGTAGCATTTACTAATACATAAGATTCTGTTTTTATTTGAGATACATATTTTTCAGTAACAGCGGAATTTAAAGAATTCAACGCTTGTGCTTTTGAAGAATATAGTTTTATTGTTTCACCAGAAGCAAACGAAGAGTTATTTTCAACGTTAACTGGTTTTGTTATTATATACTTATTTGTTGCATCAACTTCAACAACTTGTGATATAAATTTAGATGTAGAACCAACGGCAAATAAATCAACAAAAGATGACACATTATTCGCATTACTTATAAGTTTTGCTGTAACTATTTGTGTATCAATAGTTATATTACCGCCAGATACTTTTGAACCATCTTGGTAGACACCAAGACCAAATTTTGAAATCTGATCCTGAAGAATAGTCTGTGACTGAGTTAATTCTCTTGCTTGTACCGCACCACCTGGTTTAAATAGTATACGATGATAGTTTTTCGTAGAATCAAAATCATCGTAATAAGGCGAGATATTGTAATCTTTCATTTATTTATCCTAGAATCCTAAAATTATTTTATATTGTTCGATGCCGTCTGCACTTCTTTCAATACCTGATCTATTTTCTATGTATGTAATATATCCAGAGAATATATCATAATCTGATGTGGTATAAGATAACACTGTTTGTGATACGCTATTACTTGAGGTAATAGTGGTATCTGTTGTCGGTGTGCCTTTTGTATTTATAAGGCTAAGTAGGTTGCTACTATCGTTAAATGATAAAACAGTACCGGAAAATGTCGAAGTTTCTAAACTAGTTCCTTGATATACTGTTTCATTCGGGGAAAATATTCCAAAACCAGAAACCACTAAATCGGTGCTAGTTTTATATATTTCTCCATTTGCATTAGGAGCACCTGCATTTACCGACTGTTGTGATATGGGATTGACTAATAACCCCACTTGGTGGTATGTTATATCAGTAGGGATATAACCATTTTCAGAACCACTTATTTGTGGTGCAAACATTACATGAGCACACCCAAGTTCTGATATAGGGTCAAACCCATGACCACCTACTGGAGAAATAGGTGCAATAGCCGTTGCACCGGAACCTATTTGATTATTAGTAGATGTAATAGTTACGTTGGCAAATGTATAATTTTTACCAGTGTTAGATACAGTTATATTTGTTATTTCACCGTTTGCAACAACTGCTGATGCACTGCAATTTTGTCCATCACCCGTTACTGTGACAAATATTGTTGTATTAACTGCATCATAACCAGAACCAACATTTGTAATGTTAATTACATCTATATTACCACATCCTGCATCAGTTGATATTGAATTAGGGCTGGTGGTTGATGTTGGAATAGGCATCCACTCTGTATTCATAAATTTAACTTTTAAACCAGGACTTATGACATACATGTATTTCCACTTATAACCATCGTTACCCGCGAAAATGTTATTTACACTGAATGTCCCCGGTTCGAAATATGGTTCTACTGTTGATACAGCACCATTATTATTCCATAAACATTTGAAAACTTGATCGTATTTGTTTTTCACATAAAAATTGTTGACCAAATACCCATTTTGGTCAAGTTCAGTCATATCTACATTATCATCATAATAATCATAAACAGTGTCAGATTCCCAATCTATTCTTTGTAGGACTGGTGAAATATCATTTGCTGTTAATTTCTTTACAGCAAATATTTTTTTCATTATAGTTTTTAATGATTTCTGGTCTTGGGTTGGTGTAGGCGGCGCAGAATCAATCTCCCAAGGGTCAATATGCGACACAAACATATATGTCGAGTCGGGTATAGTAGTATATGGTGGTGTTATAGATACTGGACTATAGTACCAACTCTGTACAGAATATAATTTTGCCGCATTTGTTAAAAGTGTTTTATTAGCCATGATTTATTTATACTCTTGTAAATGAATTAGTCAACAGGTAGTAACTTACTGCGGTATCTAATAAATTATTAGTGCTTCCATATGTTGAGTTTGCAGCAAATGATAGGTTAGAATAAACTATTATAGACCCAGACACACCTTTTACTGCCCGACTGCCTGAATTCACCGTGTCTCTAATATCAAACCTACATTGGTCTACAATAGCGAGAGAACCACTATCATGTAACCAAATACCGTAGGTATCAGCTGCAATTCTGGTGTTTGTGATAGATGAATTCAATATGTTTAATTCACCAGTACCATATGATTCTACACAAGTTGCTCCATTTGCTTGTAGTTGACTACCTATAAATGATAATTTTGCACCAGTTTGTGCAGCACCTACTTGTGTTGCATTGATAGTTTCTACATTAGTAAACTCAGCAGTACCTTTGTTTATGTTGAAACAATAAACATCACCAGTGCCAGTATGGCTTACTATGATATCTGAACCACGGATAAATGACAATTTACCATCACTCGACCTAACACCTGTATTATTGGCGTATATACCAACACCCGTACTTCCACTTGCACTTATTTTAATATCTTTTAGTAATAGACTCTGTGCGTTACTTCCAGAGGTTTGTATACATGCATTATTATCCCCACCAACAACCGATAACCCACTAAGTACAAAATAATTAACATCAATGGCATTGGTGCTTGTATTGGCGCCATTTACTGTAATGGTTCCATTTATTGTTACAGGGTTATATAGTACAGAAGATTCACCAACCAAGAATATTTTACCTCTAGTTAAGGTAATGTTTTCAGTAGTTGAATTTTTTAATGATATATAAATCGGGTTAACTTGTGGGTTAGTAATACTGGAATTATCTATACCATCATGGATATAGGTTAATGCTGCTCCTACCGTTTTGAATGGTTTATTTAAACTACCGGTAGCAGTATAAGTATCTGTTCTAGAAGGGTCTACATAAAACCTATTTGTTGTTTGATAGTTTATTAAACCAATCAAATATGTATTTGCATTATCTGTATATGATCTAGCACTATTTAAAGTTATTGTGTCATTTGCCTGTAAGAACACATTAGCTGCATTAGTGTAATTGATTGCGGTATTTAAAGTTATAAAATCATTTGCCTGTAAAAAGACATTGGCTGCATTTGTATAGTTGATTGCAGTATTTAAAGTTATAAAATCATTTGCTTGCAAGAATGTATTGGCTGCATTGGTAT